AGGAGTTGCATGGTAACAATATGGCTGACTTCTTTCACTCTCGACCAACCGAATACTCTAAGAAAAACCAATCCTTTGACGAAGACGACTTGTTTTAATATGAATGATTTTTACTGGCTAAATGATGAAGCGAAACTTTTCCTTGAAAGAGGATACCTTGTAGAAGGAGAGTCGCCAAAACAAAGAATACTTGATATCGCAAAACACGCCGAGAACATTCTCGGTGTTGAAGACTTTGCGATTAAATTTGAGGGATATATGGCACAAGGATTCTATTCCTTGTCATCTCCTATCTGGGCGAACTTTGGACGAGAACGTGGTCTTCCAATCTCTTGTTTTTCCTCTTTCATACCTGATAGCATGGAAGGTATTCTCTACAAGGTTGGAGAAGTTGGCATTATGTCAAAGATGGGAGGAGGAACATCCGGTTACTTTGGAAACGTTCGTCATCGCGGAGCTCCGATCTCTTCGGGTGGTACTGCGACGGGTGTACATCATCAACTCTCGGTGTTTGATTCTTTGGTCAACTATGTATCACAGGGAAATGTTCGGCGTGGATCCTTTGCGGCGTATCTTCCGATTGATCATCCCGATATTGAAGAGTTTCTTCACATTCGTTCTGATGGTGATTCCATACAGGATATTTCAATCGGTGTTTGTGTAGGCGATGATTGGATGAATTCGATGATTGACGGAGACACCGAAAAGAGAAGGATCTGGGGAAAGGTAATCAAGAAGAGATTTGAGTCTGGTTATCCTTATATCTTCTACACCGACAACGCAAACAAGGGAGCGCCACAGGTTTATAAAGACAAGGAGATTCAGATTCACAACTCCAATCTTTGTTCGGAGATTATGTTGCCCACAAATCCAACGGAATCTTTTGTGTGTAATCTTTCTTCTTTGAACCTTGAACGTTGGGATGACTTGGTAAAGACTGATGCGATTCAAACGATGATCTATTTCCTTGATGCGGTTATGTCGGAGTTTATCGACAAGACTGAAGGAGTGGAGTTCATGGAACATCCAAGGAACTTTGCGATTCGTCATCGGGCTCTGGGCCTTGGTGTTCTGGGTTGGCACTCATATCTTCAACTCAATGACATCCCCTTTGAGTCAATCACCGCTCGAGCAAAGAACAATCGTATCTTCAAAACAATCGAAAAGAGAAGTCGCGATGCGTCAAAGGGACTTGCGAACCTTCTTGGTGAACCTGAAGTTCTTAAAGGATATGGATTGCGAAACACCACAACAATGGCAATCGCTCCAACTACTTCAAGTTCTTTTATACTGGGGCAGGTTTCGCCTTCGATTGAGCCATTGAACTCTAACTACTTTGTAAAGGATTTGGCCAAAGGTAAGTTCACCTATCGCAATCCTTATCTGAAGAAACTTTTTGAAAAGAAAGGTTTAGGAGAAGATGCTTGGAAGAGTGTTCTAAAACGAGGTGGATCGGTTCAACATCTTACCGAACTTACAGAGGAGGAAAAAGACGTTTTCAAAACATTTGGAGAGATCTCACAGAGAGAAATTATCACACAAGCCGCAGATAGACAATTTGCAATAGATCAGGGACAATCTTTAAATATTATGATTCCACCAAACACCAAACCAAAAGAAGTAAACGATCTCATGATCTACGCATGGAAACGAGGAGTTAAGTCACTCTATTATCAAAGAAGTGCGAATCCAGCACAAGAACTTGCTCGTTCCATAAACAATTGTGCAGTTTGCGAGAGTTGATATGGCTGGACACGAGAAACTATTTTGTGGCAACTGTAAAACGGAGTTTGAGGTTGCATGGTCTGGTATTGGTGACGATACTATGGAAGATGAGTATGGACATCCAATGGTAGACACCCCTTGTTACTGTCCATTTTGTGGTTCACCCGATATTGACGATCCGAGTTACTTTGTATCGGAAGAGGATGAATAAATAGATGCATGTGGCTTTATGATGATAAGGAATTTGAGATAGAAAATAGAGGAGATTCAATTGGATTTGTTTATGAGGTACGAGATAAGACCAACGATATGCGTTATATCGGAAAGAAGTTACTCTTTAGTACAAGAAGACTTCCACCACTCAAAGGCCAAAAAAGAAAACGTAAAGTAGTAAAAGAATCAGATTGGCAAGACTATTTTGGATCCAGTGATGCGGTCAAAATGTTGGTAGAAGAATCTGGTAAAGATAGATTTGAAAGAAAAATATTAAGATTATGCAACTCCAAAGGAGAAATGAGTTATTGGGAAATGTGGTATCAAATGACGAACCATGTTTTGTTAAGACCCGATAAATATTACAATGCCTTTGTGGGTGGAAAGATTCACCGAAAACACGTACTAAAAAAATGAAAGCAACACTAGAATTCGATCTTCCGGACGAAAAGGAAGAATATGAAATAACATCTAAGGCCAGTGACTACTTCCACCAGCTGTGGGAGATAGATCAACACCTTCGCAGTCTTCTGAAACATGGAGATCCTGAAGCACAATCAACGAGACAACTTGCCGAACGAATCCGCAGCATGATAGAAGTTTACTAATTTTTTACAATTTTAGTCTTTACAAATGCAGTCATTTGTGATACAGTAGTGTCATGATTATAGTAGATTATAGTGGTATTGCAGTTGCGGCTGCATTCTCTCAAAAACAACCAGATCAGCTCGATCAGGGGGTAGTTCGTCACATGATTCTTAACTCGTTGCGAATGCACAACATTAAGAATCGCGGTGAGTTTGGACAAATGGTAATTGCCTGTGATAGTAGTTCTTGGCGTAAGGAAATCTTTCCAGAGTACAAGGCTTCTCGCAAGAAGAATCGAGAGACATCCAAGCTTGACTGGAACAAGTTTTTCACGATGGCGAACAATGTTCGAGATGAAATCAAGGAGAACTTTTCTTATCCAGTAGTCACCGTAGATCGTGCCGAGGCGGATGATATCATCGGAATACTTGTTTCAGAGTTGCAGGAGTTTGGTCGCCACGAGGAGATATTGATTGTTTCGGGTGACAAAGACTTTCTTCAACTTCAACAGTTCTCAAACGTTAAACAGTACAGTCCGGTTCAACGGAAGTTTCTGGAGTGTGAAGATCCGCATCGTTATCTCTTCGAACATATCTGTAAGGGTGACTCAAGTGATGGAGTTCCAAACGTCTTAAGCCCAGACAACACATTTACTAATGAACTTCGTCAAACACCTCTTCGTGCAAAGAGAATCGATGAGTGGTGGGAAAATCGACAGAGTTTACAGAACCATATGGATCAAGAAGTGTGGAGAAACTATCAGCGTAATGAATGGATGATCAATCTTCGTAAGACACCATCCGAGATTCGAAAGGAAGTGATTAATCAGGTAGGAGAACAGAGCGGAAAAAACAACAATAAAATTCTTAACTATTTGATCACTAACCGTTGTGGTCTTCTGGTTGAATCAGCACAGGAATTTTTCAACAATAAATAAAACTATGAGAAGAGATAAAATTACATTAATGCCACATGAGGTTTTCGCCAATGCTCAAAAGATCGAAGATCGCGATCAGAGGATTGTTTACCTGAAAAGGAATGCGTATAAACAAGTGAAGACTATTCTTCAACTTGCGTACAACGACAATATTAACTTGGACTTTCCAGAAGGAGCTCCACCATACAAGGAGAACGAAGAGACGAGGTTTCCAATCTCAAGTATAAATCGAATATTTGTAAATATAGGTAATTGTACCAAACAGGCAAAGTATTCAAAGGTACGAAAGGAACGTTGGTTTATAGGTATTCTTGAAACTCTTTCGGCCGAGGATTCAAAGATTTTGGTTGCCGCAAAGGATGGGAAACTTACCACCTTTGCAAACAAGAAATACTCGAAGATCACAAAAACATTGGTAAGAGATACCTTTCCAGAATTATTAAGTTGAAAACATGCCCAACTACGACTATCGCTGCTTAAAGTGTGACAAGATTGAGGAACGACTTGTCACTATCGCAAAGAAGGATGATCCGCTCACTTGCTCTTGTGAAGAGAAGGGAGAACTCAAAAGAATGGTCTCCTCTCCTCCGACTGTACACGACACTATTCATCCTATCAAAAGGGCAGGATCCGGTTGGAACGATGTTCTCAAACGAATAAAGAAGAATTCTGGAAAAAACAGTATTGAACATTACTAATAATAAAGTATTATTGCGGAATGTGGTATGAAGAAAAAAACAAA